CATCTATAATGTTGTCTATGTTGAACCAATTGCGAATACGCTCAACACGTTCTTTGCGTTTTTGTTCGCGCTTGTCCATTTGCCCTGCCCTTTATATGCTAACATTATTTAGTCATAAAAAAAGGGTCGCAACCTAATGAAGCAACCCTTTTTTGTTTTTATGTGTTTAACTTAGAAGTTAAAAGATAGACCTGCTGTTGGTTTCCAGTCTTTTGCGTCTGTGTCATAATCAACACCTGCACTTAGTTCTGCACCTGCATAGGTTAATACATACTCACCACCAATGTGCTGTAGTCTGTTATCATCTGTACCGTTGATGTATGCTGATAGACCGCCAGTTGCTACTGAGCCTTCAAATGCCCAATCTGCTGCATCTGTATCATATGTTAATGCACCGCCTGCTGTCATCATACCTAAGTCTAGGCCGCCAACTTCTGCACCTAGTACAGTGTTTTCAGTTGTACGGTTGTAGTCAGCACTTGCTGTTACGTCTACAATACCTGCGTCTACTGTGTATGCACCTTGTAGGTTACTTACTTCAGTTACGTCTGTTGTCCAGTCAGTTAAGCCTACAGCTACACTTGCATTACCAAATGACAATGCTAATGATTCTGTCATTGCTGGTTTTGCTAGTGTTCCGTCTGCGGCTGCGTCTGCTGTTGTTTCTGGTAATAGACCGTTGTCATCACCAAATGCTAAACCTACTGAGCCGATTGTAGTTCCTACTGTCCATGTGTCCAGTGTTAGAGCATTGCCGTCTGTTGCTTTAAAGTCTAGGTCTACTGTTGCAATACCTGGCGCATCGATGTCTAGTTCGATACCCATTGTTCCGCCAGTTTTACCTGCGGCTGTTTCAGCAAAGTCTAAGTTTACTGCACCTGTTAGTACTGGCCCTACTGGAGCCTGTGTTTTTGTTACTGTGTCTTCAGCCATTGCTGAAGTCGTTGCCATTGCGGCAACCATTGCTATCGCGAGAATACGCATTTTTACTTCCTTATATTATTATATTAGTTTTTTCTATGTGAGCTTTGGGGTGGGAATTGTTTGCTTCACACTATTAGTTATCTAATACGCACTCTTTCTGTGCAAGAATGAGCCCACAAAAGGAAAAAGTGTTACTTTTCAGCAACACTCTTCAGCAACACTCTTTAAGATTAACCAAACAAACTGCTTACTGACTCTTCGTTAGTTATGCGACGAATAGCTTCACCAAACAAAGGTGCAACACTAACCTGTCGTGTCTTTTTACAACTTTTAGGACAATGATCCTTTATTGTATCTGCAACTACTAGTTCTGTGAGTACACTCTTTTCAACCTTATTACATGCTTCGCCTGACAGTACGCCGTGTGTGATATATGCACGAACTGACAATGCACCTGCATCCATAATTGCTTTGGCTGCGTTGCATAATGTACCACCACTGTCAATGATGTCATCAACTAGAATGGCGTGTTTACCTTTAACATCGCCGATCAAGTTCATGACTTCACTTCTACCTGCCATAGGACGCATCTTGTCTACTATAGCAATGTCTGCGTGGAACATGTCTGCAAACTTCCTAGCGCGAACAACACCGCCTGCATCAGGACTTACAAATACAGTACCATCTTCAATAATAACATTACGTTTAATGTCTTTAGCAAATACTAAACGGCTTGTTAAGTCATCAACTGGAATATCAAAGAAGCCTTGAATCTGTCCTGCGTGTAAGTCCATCGTAAGCACTCTATCTGCACCCGATGTTGTAAGCAAGTTAGCAACTAGTTTTGCTGTTATAGGTGTCCTACTTGCGCTTTTACGATCCTGACGTGCGTAACCAAAGTATGGAATAACTGCTGTAATGCGTTTAGCACTTGACCGCTTGGCAGCGTCAATCATAATTAACAGTTCCATTAAACTATCATTAACAGGAGTTGATGTACTTTGTATAATAAACACATCCTCGCCTCTGATGTTGTCTAAAAACTCTACGCTTATTTCGCCATCTGCAAATGTACTAATTTTAGTTGGCAATAACGGTGCAAACGAATAGTCTGCAATTTCTTGGGCTAAAGTTGGGTTAGCGTTCCCTGCGATAATTTTCATTTTCAAATTTGTCCCGACCTTTGTTGTAAGTAATAATACTTATATAATACTACTATTACGCAGGCTAGTCAAGAGAAAAGGATGTGTCGTCGAACACACCCCTGTAATTAATATCCGTTTGGTATTAGTATATAGTGTATCGATAGCACAATTGCTACTGATGCACCTAAGCCAATCATCATCTTCTGAAAGTCTCGTGCTACTAAGGGAAACACACTCTTGAACTTCATCTTGCCTGTGAAGCTTGCAATAGCAAGTTCACGTCCTGCAAGCATACCAACGAACACCCAAGTAGTTGACATAGGTATATCGTTAAGCTCTTTGAAGAAGTACAAACACAACCAATAGAATAGATCAATTAGTGTAGCACTACGCACATATCTTGTGTTGTGCTTTTCTAGTACAATGTTTTGTATCTTGCCGCCTCGTTCTCTAAACATAAAGAACAAACCAATAACAAATACAAAGCTGATCAGTACCATTAGGTCCAGTGGAACTTCACGTGGAAGGAATACAGCAATGTTAGCCATGTCATGTGACAACCAAGTCCACCACAAGCCTCCTGTTGCTACCCACTGTGCTACACGCCAATAGTCTTTGTGTTGTTCTTTGACTGGTGCTGTTTCGTCCATTACTCTACTAATAAAGTACCAAGCAAAGTATGCGAACATTGCCGCGATGCCGTAGCCCATTATGCTTTTCATCAACATCTTTTCTAGCACAAAGGTACTTGCGAAAGCACTCAACACTAGGAAGGAAGTTGATACCGGAACTCCCATACGTGTTAGTATAACAAGTATGCCCGGTGCCATAGCATGATACCATTGTACCTCTTGCCATGGGATCTTGTTTAGTCGTCCGTAACTGATGTCTCCACCATTTACGTGCCAGCCATACCATAGTGTGGCTAGTAGAACTGCGCTTGCCGCAATCCATAATGTCTTATAAGTAAATCTCTCATTGTTTGATGCCATCCAAGTACCGAGAGTTTGTACTGAATCATTTGCTATCACAGCGTATGCCGCGAATAGGAACCCGACTAGGCTCCATAAGGTGAGTGCGTCCATTAGTTTCTCCTCTGCTTGCCGTTTTTACCACGGCGCTCACGTTAAAGGTAGGCTCGACGTTGCCTACTGATTATTTATACTAACACAAGGAGAGTGATCTGTCAAAAGAAAAGACACCGAAGTGCCTTTTCCTGCTATGTTTGGTAACAAGGTCTAACTACCTCGTAACAGCCTAGGCCGCTAATGCGAAATTTTCATTTGCAATTATAGTTTTCGTTCGCGATAACCGTGCTTACATCCGGATAACTCCACGCTTCTATTAACTACCTGTCGATCCTATTTCGGCCCCATCATAAACACATTCCCAGTTTATCAGATCTGTTGCTTAGTGCTATACACTTAGCAGAATGTGTTTATGGTGGAGCCGCCGGGTACCGCCCCCGGGTCCAGTATAGCGTTTGAATTGCTTCAACGTTACATACTATTTATAACACGTTTAGTTAAACATGTCAAGTTCTTTTTGTGCTGTAGTTGAAACTTTTTTATCTGGATCTACAAGTTTGCGTAGCCAGCTATCAGCGATATATGCTCTTGGGCTTGGGCCTAACATAATAGTTAAGTCGTCTGCTTCAACCCACCAATAGTGATCTGCAACCGGAGCCATACATTGCATTCCGTTGAACTGAAACATTTCTCGTTCACTAAACTTACCAATGTACTCTGCTACATTTACAATGCGTCCGATGTTTGCAGGATTTACTGAAAACACAATTACAGCTTTATCACCTTCACTTACGTTCATGTTCGTATTTCTTTACTAGGGTAGTTAGTTCGTCTGTTTTTACTAGCCAACCGCTTTCGTTTACAATAAAGACATCACCTGGTTTGTACAAACCTTTGTCCATTACTTCAGTTGGTGTATCACCTTCAACTTTGAAGCCTTTGCCACCTGGTATACTGTTAATAGTATAATCAACCCACATCATGTTAGTACCTCCACTAGTTTTATTCTAGGGTATTTAAGTACAAATAGTGTTGCTTCTTTAGAACCTGGTAAATCTACATAAATGTCACAACGACAATAGATATCATTAGGCATAGTTTGACTACCACTACGTAATAGTTTCCATTCCCAATTATTAGACTCTACAGTCTTGTAAAGATCGTCTCCTAATTCTCGACGAATCCAGATTTGCTCATTACGAGTATCTGCGTGTGACCATTTATATTCACAAGATCCTAAGAAGTAACGTATCACCACCACCCCATAGTTCTGCCATTACCTATAATGATCATTGAGCATGTTGCAACATGAAGTAGCACCCAGCCAGTTCGGATAAGTGCTACTGCATCTGCTCGGTTGTTGTCATCATATGCTTTTTGGCCTATGGCTTTACACCAATATTCCCACATATGAATAACTCCTACATACTGTTCTTTTTTTCTTGGATTTCTTTACGGCGCTCTTTAGATAACTTACCTAAGTCACCTAGTGCTTTACGTGCTCTTGCCGCTGAGGCTTTAATGCCTTTACCTTCGAACGTGTCGTGTTCTGTTAGGTAGTTGTTAAATGCTTGTACGATTTCTTCGTGATTGGTCATGCCTTTTTCTCCTTTAAGTGATTGCTATGCCTGATGTTTGGGCAACATATTGTTTCCCAATTTCTGCTTCTGTTTTTGCTACACAACTTACTGAAGTTGCTTGCAAGTTAAATTTGCCATCTGGACTTACTGAGAACATAAAAGGGGCTAATCCTAGTCCTTTTTCTCCTGCAATAAGTACCATTGGCTTTCTTACTGTATAAGCCTTGTCGCTTTCTGCTTCAAGTCTTGCTACAATTTCTTCGCCTGAACTTAGTTTTAGAGACACTGTGTCTCCAACTGTATATGGTGCTTCTATTAACATTATAATGTATATCCTGTTCCGTTGTATCCAGTGTCTTCAATGTATGCAGCTAATTTATCATATCCGCCAATGTTCTCACCGTTAATACGAATCTGCGGCACTGTTCTAGCACCCGGAAAACTCTCTAGGAGTTGTTCTTTAGTGTAGTCAGTACCAAGTGATTTGTATGTGTATGGTAGCTGTCGTGTTTCACAAAAAGCCTTTGCTTTGTCGCAAAACGGACACTGTGGTTTGCCGAATATTTCAATACTCATTATAAGCTGAATCCTTTTAGACTGTTTTCATCAACGTCTTGTTTAATGCCACCAATAATATAAGATTCGACTTCTGTCTCCTGCGGTGCAACTTGCAAGCCTGAGCTAGATAGCCAATGCTGTGTCCATGGTAGCGGGTTAGTATTTACTGGAGCATCAAATATTGCGTTCATGCCCAGCGCCTTCAGTCTACGATTTGCAATGTATTCTACATACTGATGCAATAGTGTTTCATTTAATCCAATAATTGAACCATCTTTAAATAGATAGTCAGCCCAATCTTTTTCTTCTGCAACACATTCACGCCATAAGTCATATACTTCTTCCTGACACTCTTTAGCAACACTTGCCATTTCTGGATCGTCTTTGCCTTGTGCCCACAACTTTAAAATATGTGTGCTTAGTGCTAGGTGTTGTGCTTCGTCACGAGCAATTAATGAAATAATCTTTGCAGAGCCTTCCATTAGTTTTAATTCGCCAAAAGCAAATGTACATGCAAATGATACGTAAAAACGCAAACCTTCTAAGATGTTGACAGTTTGCATAGCAAGATAAAGTTTCTTCTTAACATCTCGCATGTTACCTTCGTTGCGATGCGTATATGCATCAGCAGCTTCTGTAAAGGCATCATAATGTTTAGTTACACTTGTAGCTCTTGCAATGATCTTTTCATCATCTAAGATAGTATCAAACACTTCTGACGGGTCAGCGTACACATTCTTCATAATGTGTGTGTAGCTACGTGAGTGGATTGTTTCAAAGAAATCCCAAGTAACAATGCAACCTTCTAGTTCAGGAAGCGAAACATGCGGCAAAAATGCTAAACATGGACCACGTCCTTGGACACTGTCAAGTAAGGTTTGATATTTCAAGTTGGAAGTAAAGATGTGCTTCTGCTCTGGACGGAAGTTTGCAAAGTCAGCTCTATCTTTTTGTAGACTTACTTCTTCAGGTCTCCAAAAGTAACCAAGCATTGTTTGATTAAGTTTGTCAAACACTGGGAAACGAAATGTATCGTAACGCTGTGTATTTTGATCTGCACCAAAGAACATATTCTGTTTAGTGAAGTCTACTTTTTCTTTATTAAAAACTGTTTTTGCCATCTCTTACTTTCCTTATACTTTATTATTGTACACTATCACGGTGATAGTGTCAACCACTAAATTGCGCATGCCTCGCAATATTCTTCTTCTGTGTCAAAGTCTTCTCTTTGTGGAAGTGCCTCTAACGGTTTGTCATCTTCTAGTTCACTTGGATCAGTTTTATAATCATACGTGTTTTGATAGTAACTAGTCTTCCAACCTAACTTGTAAGTTGTAAGCAAGTCTTTAATCATTACACTCATCGGCACTTCGTTGTCTGGGAAGTGTGTAGGATTATAACTCCAGTTGCCACTAATTGCTTGGTCAAAGAACTTCTGCATAACAGCTACTACATTTGTATAACCTTCGTTGCTTGGCATATCCCAAAGCAATGTGTAGTGGTTCTTTAGAGTTTGATACTGTGGAACAATCTGTTTAAGAGGTCCTTTCTTTGACTTCTTAACGGACAAGTAGCCTCGAGGTGGTTCAATTCCGTTTGTTGCGTTCGACACAACGGACGAGCTCTCCGAAGGCATTTGTGCGGACAACGTTGAGTGCCGTAGTCCGTGTTCCTTGATGTCAGATCGTAAACTATCCCAATCATAGTTTAATTTGTTCTCCACTATTGTATCTACATCCTTTTTATATGTATCAATAGGAAGGATGCCGTCGCTGTATTTAGTGCGGTGGAAGTACTCACAAGCACCTCTCTCCTGCGCTAATTTGTTGCTGGCACGTAATAGATAGTATTGGAAAGCTTCTGTTAAGTCATGTACTAGTTGCCAAGATTTTGAATCACTATACTGTGAATGATTCTTAGCAAGGTAATGTGCTAGACCAATGTAGCCTACACCTAGTGAGCGTCTTGCTTTTGTGCTAATCTCTGCCGCTTTGATTGGGTAGCGTTGATAGTCAATAATTTCTTCTAGTGCTCTTACTGCCAGTTCACATAGTTCTTCCAAGTCGTCTAGTGATCTAATTGTGCCTACGTTAATAGCACTTAGGATACACAATGCAATTTCGCCTTCTTCGTCATCAATGTGTTGTAGTGGCTTAGTTGGTAGTGTAATCTCTTGACACAAGTTACTCATGTATACTTTGTCTTTGAATGAGCTGTGTGTATTACAGTGATCAACATTCATAATATAAATGCGTCCTGTTTCTGCACGTTCTTTGATCAACGCAGAAAACAATTCCATAGCTGGGATAGAACGTTTCTTTATGCTAGTTGCACGTTCGTACTTCTCATATAGTTCTTGGAACTTGTCAGCATCGCCAAAGTATGCTTCGTAAAGACCTGGTACATCGTGTGGCGAGAAAAGAGTTATATCGCCGCCGGATAAAAGCCTTTCATACATAGTTTTGTTAAGCTGAATTGAATAGTCTAGCTTACGTACACGATTGTCTTCAGTACCTTTGTTGTTCTTTAGCACAAGGATGTCTTCGATCTCTTGATGCCAAAAAGGGAAGTGTGTAGTTGCACTGCCGCCACGTACACCATTCTGTGTACAACAACGTACAGTTGCTTCGAACTTCTTTAGGAACGGAACAATGCCTGTGTGTGCTACTTCTCCGCCTCTGATTCTTGCATTGACGCCTCTGATGCGTCCTGCATTGATGCCGATACCCGCTCTTTGTGCTGTGTATCTACCAATCGACATATCGCTTGCGAAGATACTATCAAGGGTGTCATCACTATCAACAAGGACACACGAAGCAAACTGTCGCACAGGCGTTCTGACTCCGGCCATGACTGGCGTTGGGATATTAACTTTAAAAAGTGAGGTCGCATCGTAGTATCTCCTTACGTAATGCATACGTGTTTCTGCTGGATAGTTAGCAAACAATGTTGCTGCAATCATCATATACATAAACTGAGGAGTTTCAAACAATTCACCTGATGAACGATCCTGTACTAGATACTTGTCAACTACTTGACGCATGCCTGCATAGGTAAAGTTTTCATCACGCTTATGTTTAATGTAACTGTCTAATGATGCAATCTCTTCATCAGTATAAGACTCAAAAATCGCAGGGTCATATAACCCGCGATCAATATTCTTTTGAATAATTTCTTTGAATGGAATTGCTAAGAACTCTCCAAACACTTGCTTGTACAAACCGTAACTTAACAAACGTGCCGCAGCATATTGATAGTTAGGTGCATCTAATGAGATAAGGTCATTAGCACTACGCACTAAAACTTCTTGAATCTCTCCACTAGTCATGCCATCATAAAACTGTAAGTTAGCATTCATCTCAATCTGGCTACTACTTACGCCAGCTAAACCTTCACATGCATGTTCTACTACCTTGTGAATTTTATTAATATTAATTGGTTCTTTAGCGCCGTCTCGTTTTACGATGTAGATACCATTTGACATTCTTTTTCTCTCCATAATCTTCTTTAATTAGTGTGATATTTAGTTTAACTTAGGCATGGCATATACTGTTTGCGACTGTAAATCCATTGGTAACTCTTTCTTCAAAACTACTTTATTATTGTCATACCCGAGTACATAATCGTCTACAAAAAGTAGGTAAACATAGCTTAAACTTTCGAGTGTACAGATATGTATCTCAAATTTAGACCCCTTAAAGCGGTCTGTTAACTGTAATGAATAACACATACCTAGCACGGTACAGAACTCATCATACTGGTTCTCATAAACTAACTCCCAAGGGTCTGGCCACATGTCTTGTGACCAAGGATCAGTATGTACACTTACATACGGAGCCTGTTTATAAAAGTTAATAACCTCTTGAAAAGGGTCTGCAGCAACTTCTAGTTTTTGCCGAAGAGAGCTCCAAGAATTTAGTCTTTGTTCATAATTTTTATGAAACATTTATCATTACACAGTTTGTTTCGTTTTCACTTTAAATTTAAATTTACTTCTTGCTTCAGTTGGTAAGCCACTAGCATTAGACTTAACAATGATTGTGTTTAAGTCTGGCGTATTGCCTACATTATCTAGTATAGCATCAAAACTAATTGTGTCAAGATATAAATCATCGCCTAAGTAATCGTATTCGTCCGAAACTAGTAATGATGGTGTGCCGTTAGCTACATCAGTGGTTGCATTAACGACAATTTGCATGGTACCTGAACGCATTCCATTGTACCCTTGCTCTGACATTGATGTGTATTCAATGACAAAGGCTTGATTTTGTAACTTTGGTAATCTAAATATAGTATTAGCATCACCGTCTAGTATAGTTACTTCGTGTTCGTATCCCCAATCGTAGTTTACTGGGCCTTCTACTTCAGGCACATACGCTACGTCTTCAATAATTGGCGATACAAGTTCAAATGTTATAGCACCACTAGCTAAGTGTGGTATTGTAACAGTAAATTCTGTTGGACTAATAACTTGATCAACTCGGGAATTAGTAGTTATGTCTGTATCTACTTCAGGAGTGTTTAAGTTATCAGTTAGTGTAAATCCAAATTCACCAATGCCTGTCTTCTTAATAAGAAGCTGTCCAGGATTAATATCTGCTGTACTTGCTACAATAACTGACAAGCCACCTGCGACTAATGTAGCAGAACTTTCTCTAATAAAGCCCTGGCTGTATGATAACACTTTAGTTCTAGAAAAGTAATCGTTTACGCTCTTGTTACTCAATGTATCAATTGTAACAATTGCTGTCTCTGGCTGATCATCTCCGCCACCGTTGTTAGCACAAGTATAAAACTTGTTTTCTTTACTAACATTGTTGCCGCCGTTTGTAATTAGTATTGCTTGGTAAAGAGTATCTTTAAATACACTTGATTTAATAATAGTGTTTGATGGGCCAACTGATTTTCCGTTACCAGGTATCGAATCAACTACCATGTTCTTACCAAATGCAATTCCGTAACCTAGTGTTGTGAAGTTACATTGATTAAATGTATTATCATTAATGTCCCAATTAGATACTACTCCGTATCCAAAGTTTTCAAAGTCACAGCGATAAAAAACATTGTTACTTGATTCAACGCCGCCATTCTTACTGTTTAATGATAGTGCAATGTCTGAAGTAGTTGTAGTGTCTGTTGGAACTAATGTGCCAATGGCCCAATTGCCATTAACTTTAATGTTAGAAAAATTACTATCTCTACAACTATCAAGTATCATACCTTTAGAGCCACCAGTAACAGTAAGTGTTAGGCCGTCTATTGAAATATCTCTTGCTTGTGTTGCGTACTCGCCGCCTACAATATAACCGCCTGGAATACTTTCTTCGCTAACTGTTTGTATACAAGCTCTGCCAGTATTAAGTTGTCTAATGATAGTTTTATCTTTGCCTGCACCACGTATAGTTGCAAACGGAGGTACTTTAATTGTATCGTTAATTGTGTATATGCCAGCTTCTAGGTGTAGTTCTACTCTGTTGCTTGTACTTAATTCTGTTCCTGCATTTAGGAATAACTGATCAATTGCACGTTGTAGTAGTACCGTTGCGTCTTGTGATTGTTCGCCTGTTAGTCCAAAGCTCTTACTACTTACTCTGTCATCTAATCTATCTTGTAGGCTTCTTTTAACAGGGTTTACACTGTCAATGCCTGTTACAATAGCGCCGTCACCGTTGCGATAAATGTATGAATCAGCTAGTTGAAATAGGTCATCGTGTTCTGTTATAACTTTAGTATTGCCTACTTGCGGTGCACCTTCTGCTACACTGCCGTTACCTACAAACATTTCTTGTGTATCTATTGCCCAACCAAGTTCACCACTTGACAATTGAGGTAACCCTGTACCTTGATTTTTTTGTCCGCGTCTTATTTGAATTCTTGATATTTGTACTACAGCCACGTTTAGTCTCCTAATTTATTATTAGTATTTATGCTCTGTTTGGCTTTCCAAGAGTTCCAAGTTTCAAACTTGCGTATATAATTGCCTTTGTTACTTGCAGGCATATTGCGTTTGTAGTCTTGCCAATTATCAAAATGTTCCTTGGCTTTAGATACGTCTCTTTGTAGATAGTATCTTGCTAACATACGATGCCTATTGCCTACTTTATTCTCTGAATGACGCTCTGCATTGCGTATCTTATCTACACGTTTTCGAATACTAGGATCTTTGTACTGTCCTACTAGTGCGCCGTCCTTGTAATTAGGATTATTTTTGCCAGAAAGATCATAATCAGCTTGATGCTGTTCAGTAATTAGCGAAGCGGCTCCTGCATCTTTTGTATTTCCTAGTTCAATATTATCAAGTATCCACTGAGGAGGGGAGCACCATTCTAACAACGGTGTTAAGTCGTGTTTAAAATAACCCCAATGAACAGTAGCGTGTACTTCTCTAGGAATATTAACTGTGTTATCAGGATGGTCAGGATCAATGCCTAACATCTTACATTTATATCTTTGAATAATATGATGTTTATGCATATTTTTCATAGTATGTATAGACCCTGTTGTACCATTCGTTGCGCCACTCATCATATTCATGTGGCCATACATCAAACTGTTGATATGTTTCACCGCCTAGCAACATTCCGTCATCTCCGCGACTACACATAAAGATGTGTCCTTCACGTATGTTAGTGCCGTAGATTTCGTTGTGTGCTTCTGCGTATGCTACTAGCTGTAGGAAGTAGTTTTGTACATACTCTAGCTTCTTAGGCTTGTTCGTTTGCTTAAAATCCATTATGCAGGGCTGGCCTTTGTATTGTCCTACTAGGTCAGTTGTGCCTGCATACATCTGTGGAACATAAAGAGCAACTTCACTACCCCATATCTCATCTACATCGCCCATTGCGTGTTCTAAGACTTGCTGTGCCATTGCGTGTGCTTTCTTAGCAAATGGATTACTACCCGGAGTAGGCATTACACCTGTCTCAACATAGTCTTCCAAATACTTGTGCATACGTGTGCCAACACCTGCGGCTTCTGTAGTAATTTCTCGTGCTTTAGTTTCGCCTACACGTTTACGCCAAGCAATCAATCCTGACTTATCACTTGTAGCATCAAGGATAGTTGTAACACTTGCCACAGCACCTCCATCGGGTGTCATGTACTTGCGTTTGCCGTCAATCTGCTTTCGTGAAATTGGTGTGTAGTCGTACTTCTTTTGAATTAAACTCAATATACTTTCCTCTATTTAACAATTAGTATACTATCTAATTAAAGGAAAGTCAACCTATATTATAGATCGCTTAGGTCTGTTGCTGATTTAGCCATGTTGCTTACAGTATTATCATTGCCAGCACCTGCGGACACATCGTCGCCGTTGTCTAATTCATTTTTGGTCTTAGGTTCAATACCATACTTGCTGAAATCTTTTGTCATTGCTTTTACTCTAGCATCAGTATCATATGCAGCCTTAAACGTGCCAAAGTCAAATGACTCTGCACCTACGTTTTGCATCAGTTTGTTTAGGTCTATGTTCTTAGCACCTTTTTTGATTGCTTCAGGTTTTGGCTTGTCAAAATGCAAAAAGACAGCGTGACCATTTTGGTCTGCGCTGCCTATTACTGTTCTTAAAACTTGTACAAGTTTAGCTGCAGGGCTGTCAACCTCAGCTTCGGTTACTTTTTTTTTGAAAGTATGGTTGTTATTCTACGTGCTTGGTCGCTTATTTCAGCTAACTTTTTTTTTGAGCGTTGAATGCTTTCACGCTTTGCACGACCAGCTTCATCATCTCCGCCCATTGCCGCATCAGCTGCTGCAAACGCATCATCTTCTGCTGGTGCATCTGGATCCAATGGAGCTGCCATGTCCATGTCGCCGTCAACTGTTGGCTCCATTGCTGGCTCATCACCCATCATAGGTGCATCACTTTCGCCAGTTAACATACCAACACCGCCTGTTAGTGCAATACGTGTTTGCTCCATTGCTGTGTACAATGCTTCTAGGCTTGGCTTAACTGCCGCTGTAAACGCTTCTGACTTTTCACTACCCATTTCATCACGGATTGCATCAGCTAGTTCTAACATTGACTCTGACTGCATTTCTGCTGTGTCTTCCATCCAACCAGTTAATCTGTCAACCATGTCTTTGGAAGCCATTACTAGTTCAGCTTGATCTTCTGCGCCTTCAGTTACTACAGACTCATCAGTTTTCTTTTTTGCTTTCTTGTCTTTAGCAGCTTTTTTCATTGGCTCTTTTTTGTCGCCATCTTTGTCTAAGTCTAGGAAGTCCGGCTTAGCTTCTTGGATGTCTGTTTGTTCACTAATTGCAGCATTTAAAACGTCTAGGAAGAGTTTTGACTTTTGGTAGCTTTCGTTAGTGTGGACACTGTCGAAACTTTCGTTTGTTTCAACTTGACTTAGTTTTGTTCTAATTCTGTTGCGAGCATCTTGTAGTTGCTCAAGCGTGAATTTTGCGATATTAATCTTTTGGCCAAACTTTTTAGCTAGGCTCTCATTCAGCGATGCTGATGTTACTGGTTTTGATATTTCATGTATGTTCATTACAACTCTTCCTAGTGTATAATCTATTATATTTATTTATGCCTTCTTACGCATAAATGTATTTATCTAACTGTTCTTTCGCATGGCAAGTTTTATCTTTAGCAATTTCATATCTATTTAAGATAATATCATGCTTAAATGAATCTTTTGTAGCTCGCATATTATGTTTATAGAATATGCAATCATTATACCACTTTTGTATATCTTTGTCAATGACTAATATATTGTTAATTACCGCTTGCCCTTGACTTAGTGTCTTTGCTATTGCAACAGCACTGGTCTTACAGAATGCTTCAGTAACTAGTGTATTGTTCCCACAATCATATACTTTGTAAAAGCCACGTTTATTACAACGCACAATAAAAGATCCAATGCGTATACTGTTACCCTTTTGATAGGGAAACATACTCGCATCAATGGTTTCATTTACAAGCTCTTCAAGTTCTTTTATTAATTTAAGATTCTTTGATGTCATTTCTCACAACTACTGTTTGGGTATTAGATACTACTTTACTTACCAGACTCTTCTTAACAAGGTTTTCAATCACGAATTTCTCTCTCTCAGTGAACAAGCTGAGTGGCATAGTTCTATCTAGTTTTTCTAGAACTGTGCTTTCCTCATTAGACACTTGTATAGTAAGATTATCGAGCAATTCATTTATTTTCATGATATTGTTTTGACTCGTTGTCCTGGTCGTATTTTGTTTTGCGGCTTAGCTCCCATTGAGCTATTGCCTGCATCTTTATTAACAGTAACAGAACCATCGGAATCTTTTCCAATTACGTTCTTGTTTTTAGTTGTGTCAACAGTTAGTTCGGTTCCATCACCTTGATCGATAGTTACTTTGTTGCCCTGCACTTTACTAACTTTTTGATTGTTGTTGTTTGTGATCTCTGTAATTCTCATCGAACTTTTCTCCTGCTTTTTGACTTTGGTTTAACAGACTTATTTAATCGTATATTTCTGTTAGAAGCAGGATTTGATTTTTTAGCAATCTTGCTTTTAAATTTCATCGTTGGTGCCTTTGTGCTACGTGTTTGCTTGAATGATTTACTCTTACTTACATTCAAAGGTTTATTACATGCCGCAGGCGATGCCATTACTCTTCCTTTACGCACACCAGAAGTACATCTGTACTTGCGTACACTTGACTTGCCACTCTTACTCCATACTTGAGTAGCTTCGGTGAGCTCCCTAATCAACATATTACTTGCGCCTTGCCATCTTGTTTAAGCGGCTTACTCTAATACTTGCTGGATTAGTACGTTTAGTTCTCTTAGTCTTCTTAGCTATGCGTGTTCCTAACTTTGCTTTCATGATTTTCATTCTAGCACGTTTCTTAGCATCTGGTGCAGCATAACATTGTGACATCTTTGCAACGATTCGACCGTTGCGTCTACCGCCTGAACATCTGTACTTGCGTACAACATTCTTTCCGCGGCGAGCCCAAACTTGCTTTTCCTCTATGGAATCGGGTTCAATGTAAAGTTCTCTTAATAACATATAGTTATTTAGCGAGAATTACTGCTGCAATAAAATAACGATGATGGTTGATAGTAGTCCTGCTACAATAGTACCTGCTGTACCTATAAGGACTTTGGTCATTGACTTCTGACCGTCTATAATATCTGTATGGATGTGTTCAATTTTTGATTCTACTTGCCCGAGGCGGCCTTCTAACGCTTCGTAGCGTATTGCACATAAATCAACATGTGCTTCTAGGTTTGTTCTTTCTAGCTCAGTGGCCATCTTATTCTCCGGTTAGGTAAAGTGTTGCGTTAGCCTAGTTGTGTGATTTAAGATGCCTGGTAGTTTTAACACTACAAAGTTATTTATCCAATTGATTAAAGATTATATTGCATTTACTAGGATTTTTGCAAGTGATAAACATATCGTTGTCTATGCTAACAGTTTCATCTAAGCCTGATATAATAGGAACATATTCAAAGTCTTGCAACATAAAGTCAATACTTGTTGAAAACTCTTGTTCAACAACAAAGTCAATAGTCCATACATTGTGCTTGCTTTTGTATACAGCGCCAAACAACTCACAAGTTTCTTTGCCTACACTAATGCTAAACTCTGTTGGATTAGTTCTAAGACCAATAGTATTGTATAACGTGTTAAAGTTATCCTGTTGGTTAACTAGTTTTTTATCTTGGCCCTTGCGAGCATTTGTTTGTGTAACATCTACTAATGTTTTTATTTGGAAGTTCATGCTTGTATTTAAGCCATAAAAAAAGAGCCACTTAAAAAGTGACTCTTTAGTGTGACGCCTGCCTTTACGGCCATAATCACGGTTCCTAAGGTAAAGGAATCTTAGTCTACAAAAGTAGTTACGATAGCCATTGTTACTCCAGTAACACCACGGTAGTCAGCGCCTGCTGTTACTGTGCCTGTTCCTTGGATTGCTACGTGTACAGCGTCAGTTACGCCTGCTTCAAAAGCTGAAATACCTGCGATACTCATTGCATCGTCTGTTCCTGCTACTCCGCCTGCTCCGATTGCTTGTACTGCTGCATCTAGCTCTGCTTGAGTGATATTAGTTTTAGATAAACTAATGATCTGTGTGCGTGGGCCTAAGCCGTTGCCTGCTTTTGCGTTATAATTGTCGACGCCTGCAATTGCGCCAAATCCTGGTCCTGCCATTTTATTTCTCCTATGTTTTCTCTATGACACATCTTCACGCTCAGTGAAGTTGTTATATGTATTTAGTCTTTTTGTAAATTATTGCTTACTTTCGGCTGTTTTTAGCTCGTTTGTGTAACTGTCTTAGCTGTGCAATGTATGCTGTGCCGCCATTTACAATATCATCCACCATTTCAACTATAGGTGCATACCCTTTTACGTACTGATTTGGTGGTGTTTTGCCTTCTTCTGCCATTTCAACAAACTTAGTTGCTCGCATAGCATTTTCAAGACCAACAAGATATGCATAAAGAGCTACTTGCTTTTCTTTTGACAGTCGTTGAATTCTACGTCCGCGAATATCTGCCCACGCATTCTCGTCAATCTGACTGTCAACAAGACCTTCTTTATACATATCCTTAATAAAGTCCATTACATTGCGTCTCTTGCTGCTTGGTCTGCTTTCATTGCATCCATTTCATCATCTGCTGCACTAGTAAACTCGTCGTCGCCTTCGTCATCTAATCCGCCGTCTGATTTATCACTAGCAATATCTTTTTGTGTTGCAGATATCTTTTCTGCATAAGCTAATAGTTTCTTTACTATGTTAGGAGTTGTTCCTGTTTTTTTACATAGTTCTTCTAAAGTTCTTGAACCAAACGTTGCACCAAAGTTAGTAAGTTCATTACCAACCTTTGCCATCATATTTGACAATGCATCATCTTTAGTTGTTGCAGCTTGATCCATTAAGATTCTGCCATAGTTGGCTAGTTTCTTTTGCTGAGGTGATGTCTCTGCTTCCTGTTGTACTTCGTCGCCTAAAACACTTTCAGTAATCTTATCTAAGTGTGTTTCAAACTCTTTCATATAGTCTGTCATGGTATTTCTCCTTATCTCTGTACAGCTCTGTTTGCTTTAGTAAAGAACTCTCTTGGTACTAGTTTAATATCACCTTCTGGATGAGCTAGTACATACCCTTCACCACCATCACCCATACCTGGGATATTTGATTTAACTGTTTGATCATGTGTGTCAAACTGTTGAATGATACTGTCCTTAACTGCCATTAGTGCTGTAACGGTCTCCCACATTGCACCAAATGCTTGCTGATGTTGACCGATGTATTCAATTATTTTATCTTTCTTCTTTTGAGAAAGTTGTTTTCTTGCTTGTATCCATTGAGCAAAGTCTTTACCTAGATTGTTTAATCCTGTGTCTACTTTGCTGTTTGTATATGCATATAGTATTTTAGCAAAGTCACTTAGTTGCATCTGCTTTAGTGACTCCATATTTAGTAGCTCGTCAATGCCTGCGGCATTCTTTTTAACTAGCTGTTCTAGTTGTGTTACTTGGTCGTTGTTTACTTGTGCTGGACGTTCAACTGTAACTGGCGGTACTACTAATACAGTAGTGCCTTGGAAGATGTCAGCACTTGTTAGTGGACCTTCGTTACCTTCAGCGTCAACTACTCTGTGTACTACAACTCCTGTTGTACTTTGTCCAATCCGTTTGCCTAGTTCACTGTTTACGTCTACAGCATACTCAACTATGTTTGGTTTAAACACATAGTTGCCGTTTTGTACTTGTGGTGTGTTATAATATAACAAGTCGCCTTTGAAGTAACCTCTAAAGTTAGTTGGTACAGCTTGTTCATACATTGGAAAGATGCTTTTCATACTGCCTGCAAATGCTACATAGCCCGGGTTCTCTCTGTTCTTTCCGCCACTACGGTTTAGAAACATCTGTTCTAGGTCATCGCCGCTTTTGCTTCGTCCATCATAACCTTTCGCTGTGAATCCACTTTTGTCTGTGAGTATAAACTCTCCATCTTCATTGCGGCCAAAGATAATAGCAGGAGAACCGTCCCATTTAAGTGTAACATCTTTGTGTGAATCACCTTCTAGGTTCCTTAGAGCTTCAACAGCTCGCATAGCGCCTCGGCTACCTTCCCAAAACACAATGTCTTCTGCGTGATCAATACGTGCGCCTTCGTTGAGTTGTACAGGTTGTACTTTACTTTCAACTAATTTGATATCACTGTATCTCATTTATTCATCCTAATGCCATTTGATGCCATTACAGTATGACTAGTGCCTACGCCACTTAACTGTTTAATTCTACGTAGGTGTTTATCAGCTAATGATTCTTGAGCTTGTTCCGGTACTTGTTTGCCCGCCTTTTCCATTGTTTCTTTCCACGGAGCAATAAGTTCTTCATAGTTTGGATCGTTCTTTAAATATGCAATCATAGTTTCAACAGTATGAGTGTCCTTTTCAGTAGCACCTTTGCCTAATAATAGTTCTGCAATCTTGTCCCAGGTATCAGCAACAACTACATCGCCTTGTGCAGGATCAACTAATCCAAACTTAGGACTAAACTTTAGTCCACGGCCTCTTGCAACACTTGACAATAAGATAGCTCTGTCTGTGCCGCCATACTGTTCTGTGCCGCCACGCTTGGCTCCTCGTTGAAAGTCCGGGTTGCTAGTAAACATAAAGTCTGTTTGTACATAACCGTTTCTATCATCTCCATCTATTGGTGTGCGGAAGTGTACTTGGTCTCCTGCATTATGAATATATCCATCAGTTTTTTTGCGGCCTTGGTTCATCCAGTTCTCTTCTGGAACACCTTGGCTTTGTAAGTACGCTTTTAATTTAGAAATTAATTCTTCTTTGCTTACTTTGTTTGCATCTGTGTTTAGATCCAAATCGCCTGAACTATTCTTTTCAAATGCTCCGTCTGGATCATTCTTCTTACCTGTTGTGCCTAACCAATCTTCTTCGTCAAAGGTCAAGCCCGTAATCTTTTCAATAAACTGGATAGTAGGATGTACATCCTTAGTTGCTATACGCTGTGTCAATGCACTGTCAGCTGTTTTAAATACGTTGCCGCCTTCAAAGAGTTTATTCGTCATTATTTTTGCTCTCTATTACTTTCTTTAATCCTCGCTTAAACTTTTGAGGATCTCCTGATTTTATTGAATTAATGAATCTACGTTCAAGTTCGCCAGCTGTCTGTTCATTATAGGTATTACTAATTCTATTCAATAAATTAATAGCACTTTCAATAATGTTACTACCCGTGGCTTCAATTAAGTGATCATTGCTTACAGCACGATCAAGATTGTTTAATTCTTCTAGTATACTTCTAGTACGTTTTTTCATTTAACCAACTCCGTTAATGTATTTAGTTTATGTAAACTATAAATACGTGTACAATGAGGCAACACACTAGGGGGCAAACATGTCTATAACAAAAATGTCTTTTCCTGAGCGTTCATTATTATTTGCAAAACTGTCTAGTATTGCGTATAATGATAATGTCAAAGAGGTTAAAAGTCAAGTAAAAAAATTAGGATTCACAACTGTTGAGTTCTATAACAAAGAAGGCGCACAAGCATACCGCTTTATGAACAAAGAAGACTTGGTAATTGCGTGTCGCGGAACACAACCAACAGAGTTTAATGATATCAAAGCAGATCTAAATGCTTTGCCTGTTATCGCTGAAACAATTAGTAGAGTACACAAAGGTTTCAAAGACGAAGTAGACGAACTTTGGCCTATGGTGTGCGAAGATATTGCACGTACAGTTAATGTAGGCAAGAAGTTATGGATATGCGGACATAGTTTAGGTGCAGCAATGGCAACTATTATGGCCAATCGTTGCGAGTGTGATACAACACTAAACAATCCAGAGGAACTATACACATATGGTTCACCAAGAGTAGGATGGCCTACTTACGTAAAGAGCTTTGGCACTGTACATCACAGATGGAAGAACAACAACGATATAGTTACAACTGTTCCTCTAGCACTTATGGGCTTTAGACACTGTGGTAATCAGCATTACTTAAATGCATATGGCAACCTTCGTAAGCCTACTGGCTGGCAGATGTTTAAAGATAAAATGCGTGGCATGTGGATGGGTATCAAGCAAGGTAAGATTGATAACTTCTCAGATCATTCAATGGATGAGTACATCAAACACATTAGTAAGTTAGTCGCCAGCAAAAACGTTTGACGATCCTGTTGATAATGGGTGGCCGCAACTAGTAGCATCACCTTCTCGTGCAACTTCTCTTGACTCAGCATATACTGTAGGTTCGTAACCTACAACAACACTAGCAGAATGTGGGCCACCAGGTATGTGTGGTGCAATCAAATCACCTACAGTAGCAATAGGTTGGTTGTTAGCAAAAACTGTTGTACGTCCAGTTCTCACTACTCCTATTGCAATGTCTTTACCCTTACGTGCTACTCCTGGCATTATCTTATTCCTTGTGAGCCAGTTGGCTCTGTCCATTCTGGAACTGGCTGACTTGCTTCTTCGAGTGCTTGGTCACTAACTTCTTTACTAAATTCACCTAGCATGTTTTTAATTACAAGAGCTCGAGAGTTAGTATCTATTGCATTTCTAAAGTTACCAACAGCATACTTCATAATGAATCCTTGTATTGACATTGCACTTGCCATTATGCTATATTGAAGAGAATAGTCTGGGAAGTGACCGTCTACCATACAAGTTATATCTCCAAGCACTCCTGGTATTCCTTGTGGTGGAAATATGCCGTTAGGAGCAAGGTTATTTTCTGGTTGTAGGGTAGGTGAACCAAAGTTACCTTTGCTAACTTTTTCCGCGTTAGGAGGATTAAGACCAAACTTATTAGTTGGTAAAGTAGTATATGTTTCTACCAACGGACTAACAGCACCAAGTGCATCTGCTGCTGTTGTTAAATTTGAAAGTATACCAGCTTCGGTCATTGCTCCGCCAATCTGTGCGGCTGTACTTGCTTCTGGTTCTTTCAAAGGTGGAACAGTATTGCCATTTTCTTCTAGTGCATTTTTAATAACACTATAATGGTAATCATCTAATTGGTCTTTTATTCGTATTCCGCCTTCTGGATCAATAATAGTTTGTAATGCTATTGCCATCTCTACCATGTTAAGTGCATTTTCTGCCATGTTCACAGCAAGATCACCTAGTATCTTACTATGGTCTGGAACTTTTATTTCAAAATTACCTTGGTGGTTTGCGGGGAACGGAAGCGCAGGACTTGGTGCTAATGCAGGATACATTTCGGGTACATTTATAGCAATTTTTATAGTTGATGTAGGTGTCAGTGTTTGTGTTGCTGTGGCTCCACCTGTTACCCAAGTAAGTCCTAATTTGTCTAATGCCCAAGTTGCACCAGATGCTACACCGCTAAAAAGTCCCATGTGTTGTTCTCCGTTTTTGTTACTATTATTTATATCAGCTAGGTATGTATTATATGCATAGCGAGTATGCACAAAAGTAACTTGATTTTAGCTCAAATAGCGTGTATTATATAGAAATAAGGTATAAATACAAGCGTTAAAACAGCTGCAATGGCGGTTTTGACAACACACATAGACACATAGGATAGACTATGGGAGTTACAAAGCACTCCTAAAAACGCAATTGACGTGTACCAAAGGTACATGCACCGCCGGGGAAGTTCCGGGGTATTGCTTTCCTCAAGCATCCTAAAAACTTAATAAGGAGAACGAAATGTTTAAAGAAACATTTAGCGGACTTGTGAGTATACTTGGAAACCCACTTCCAACACGGAAGTTTGAAAGAGAGATGCTTACTTACGCAAAAACAGAGTACGGAAGTGATTGGCGCTATGCCTATCAATATATGCTGAGCCACAACGGTTCTGCACCAAGAGCAGGAGTATTCAACTAATGGCACACTATGTACTAGAAACATCAAGTTGGATTCAAGATGCAATCGAAGGATACAGAGACTTACGTAGATCAATGAAACTACGTGCAGAACGTAAAGCATCATACAAACAAACTTATAAAGAACTTAGCAAGTTAAACGACTATGAACTAAACGACATCGGCATTTGCCGTGGCGACATTAGAAACATTGCACGTGGTGATAGAACAATCAAACGTGGTATCGAAGTTAACGACAACTTGAGAGGATCTGTATAATGACTGTAACAACAATGACAGACGCAACAACAGGCTTGGGCAAAGCAATAGGTAAAACACTTCTTGCAATGTGGATTGGCTTTATAGCATTTGGTGAATCAGCAGGCAGAGCAAGAGCGGCCGCTGAACTACATCGTCAAGGCTTCTACAAAGAAGCCAAAGCACTTATGCTGGAGAGCAAATAATGTTTAAACGTTTTATGAAAGCAATGGAATACAGAAGTTACTGTATGGCTATTCGCCAACTACGCCAAAGCGGTCATCACAGAGCAGCTAATGAGATCTCTGAGTTCAAACACAATATGTATCCAACATCATGATTGATCCAGATCACACATACATCAAGCCCAAGGGCGAAAAGAAAAAGGGCGGCAAGTAGTCGCCCTCGATCACACAGAGGAATTTATGAAAGAATTAATTAACCGTATGATAGTACGATGCGATGGCGAACTATGTGACAACATAGGCTTCGGTATAATTGCAATATTTGCTATCAGTGTTATGTACATTTCACTTAGTCAAATCTAAGTAGCTACATAACTGTACATCTATATAGAGCAGGGTTGACATCGCCTGTGAACCCTGCTATATATTACTACAGGAGGCGGACTATGAAACCTAACAACAACTTTGAATTGACTGTAAGAGACATTGAAGTCATTGAATCAGCACTAAGAGCAAAGGCTGGCCGTAGAGGAATGGCCATTGCTCAAGGCGATGTATCTGAAAAGCTAAAAGAAGAAATGCACGAGATACAAGAACTGCTAGGACGTATACATCATCAAAAGAATTGGTATACTCCAAAAGAATTTGTTCCAGGTGGTTGACAAACACTAAATACTTGTGCTATAATAATAGCACTACACACATACACACAAAGGAGAATATTATGTCAAAAGTAGAAACTACGTATGGTGAAACTATCTTGAAACAAACGCAAGAGATTGCAGATATGTTCAAGCAAGCAATGCCAAAAGTAAACACAAATAAAAACGGTTACGAAATCCGCACCAAAGTGCTAGAGATGGCACAAAACAATGTATGGCAAGACTACCACGCCAAACTAGGTGCATTTGAAACTACTGTTGCTAGAGAAGGCGACGAAGTTGTAACTACAGTAACAATGCCAGAAGTACCAGGTGTTGATGCTGTAATGGAAGCAGCTGATAAGTTTTACGATTTTGTAAACGGCAAGCCAAGCAAATAAATTATAAACAAGTAAAGAATAAAGGGACATAGTCCTTATATAAAGTACATTAGACAGCAGCCCCTAGTTATTAATTTAGCTAGGGGTTAATCTTTTATTAAGTTGCCCAAGGTCTTCCTACTTTTAGGCCACCTGTGTTAGCATTGTCAATAAGACTGTTGTCTGTGTCATACTTGGTAGGTAGTTGATTAATGTCTGCTGTGACATCTGCATAACGCCCTGGCTCAACTACATTTCGAGCTGCTCTGTCTGCATTTGCTAGAGCAAGTTTTGCTTCTTGTCTTAGTTTCTTGTTTGCTAGTGTTGATATTCCGTTAGCTGCCATTGTATGCTCCTGGGTCTTTTACTCTAATATCTGCAGGATCTTTAGGGCCATTAAGTCCTCCTCCTGCTAGTGTGGTTACACTGTCTACATCTGTTACAACTTCATTAGGTGTATTAGAATAAGGTCCAGTGTTGTCGCTATCAAGTATTGCCATTATTTGTTTAAAACGTGATGCATTTGGCTCGCCTTGTTCCGACCCACATGTTTCTTCAGAACCTGGATTGTTATCGCTATCAATTATATCTAGTACAGCTCTAATAATATCTTGTGCTCGCATTTGCATCTCCTATACTCTATTTATACGTAAATAGCTACATGGATAAAGAAATAAAAGTATACAAGCTAAAAACGTATTCAGGTAAATTAGATCTGTCACACGGTAGAGTAATCGGCATGGCTCAACACGCTGGAAAGTTATTTTTAAATTCGCCAGTACCGCATTTTATTTCAACGTTTTTATATTTCTACCATGTTGCACCTAAATTAGAAAACCCAGTGACAGTTAGTGCTTGGAGAGATAGTATTACAGTTCATCCTGGACAAGGAAGGTTGTTAGCAAGTTATTTTAGAAAAGACAAAACATTACCTGCATTACTAATACCATTACACCAATTACCAGTAGAAGTTGAACTATTAGATAGTGTTTCACGTGGCATGAAAACTTTTAATGAAAAGGTATTCATTTATAAAAATGAGAACCACGACGGTATTAGTACAGCAGCATTTAGAAAGTATTTTTATCCTACTAAAGATCGACTAGACTATGAAGACGAAAAATTAAGTTTACTAAGTAAGTTAGTAACAGATGTACACGGCACAATTAAATGGCAATTCACCGACAGAGATGCTATTAAATTAGGTGACGGTAGACCTGATGTAAACATAGCATGTGATGCTGAAGGGTTCTACCAAAGTGTAGTTAACTTAGCATTCAATCATTATGATAAGAGCGAGAAATTTAAAATATTATGACAATAGATAAAGCCCCATTTGAACAAAAACTCAAACAACTGAAACAGGAAGGTAAGTACCGTGTATTCAATGATATACTCAGAGAACGCGGAAAGTTTCCTAAAGCTATTTGGTACGGCAAGTATGCAATCAAAGAGATTGTAAACTGGTGTTCAAATGATTACCTCGGAATGGGACAAAATTCTGTTGTCATTGATGCAATGCACACAGCATTGAATCAAACAGGTGCTGGTAGTGGAGGAACTCGTAACATTGGAGGAACTTCACACTATCACGTTGCGCTTGAACATGAACTAGCGTCCTTGCATAGCAAGGAGAGTGCGCTATTATACAGTTCTGCGTATGTCGCAAATGAGTGGACACTCATCTCCTTAAAACAAATCATTCCCGACATTGTGTTCTTAAGTGATAGTAAAAATCACGCATCTTTGATCCAAGGGATAAGACACAGTGGTGCTGACAAGATCATATGGAAGCACAATGACATGGGAGATCTCGAAGATAAACTCAGAGAAGTAGCCACGAACGGCGGTACGCCGTGCGTTGTATTTGAGTCGGTGTATAGCATGGACGGTGATGTCTCTCCTATCAAAGAGATTTGCGATCTAGCAACCAAGTATGGGGCGATGACGTACATTGATGAAGTTCATGCCGTAGGCTTATATGGGGAACAAGGAGCAGGCCACTTAGAAAAACTAGGCTTGCAACATCAAGTAGATATCGTAAACGGTACGCTAGGAAAAGCCTTCGGAATTACAGGAGGATACATAGCAGGGGACGCTGTTGTTATTGACACTGTCCGTTCTGTAGCTTCAGGCTTTATTTTTACCACGAGCCTTAGCCCTGTACTTTGTGCAGGTGCTTTGGCAAGTGTGAAATATCTCAGAGACCATCCGGAACTTAGAGATAAACACCAGGCGACAACACGCAAACTCAAACAACTATTACACGAGAACAATATTGAAATACATGAAGAAGCAAGTACTCATATTGTCCCTGTAATGATTAGAGATGCGTTTAAATGCAAAGAGATGAGCGATACGTTATTAAACGATTATGGCATCTATATTCAACCAATAAACTACCCAACTGTCGCAGAGGGTACTGAAAGATTAAGGATTGCTCCAACACCATTTCACACAGATGAAATGTTGGAGAACTTAGTCAATGCACTCAAGGAGGTGCTTAATAAATGATTAAAAAATACTTATGGCTAGGACTTGGTTTCCTATCACTTGGCATGGCATACATAGGAGTGATTGTTCCTGGTATTCCGTTCAGCATATTTTTGGTATTTGCGGCTTATTGCTTTGCAAAGAGTTCACCAAGGATGCATGCCTGGATTTACAATCACAAATACTTTGGACCGTTCTTAACTAACTGGACGCAAAAAAGTGTATTTCCTACCAAAGGCAAGTATGCGATGATTATAGTAATGTCATCATCGTTAGCATTCCTTTTGTATACAACAGGTAATATGAAGGCTGTAGCATACAGCGGAATCTTTATGGTACTTGTTGCTATCTGGGCTTGGAGATATCCAGGTTCAATTGATGAGCATACCAATCGTGTCAAAAAAGGACAGAAAATTGGATGGCTCAAGTAAACTTGACCTACATGGCATTAGACACTATGAAGTCGACTACAAGGTAGAGAACTTTATACTAATGAATCAAAAACTGTTACCGCTTACAATTATTTGCGGTAACAGTCCTACAATGATCAACTTAGTTGAAACTGTAATTAAAAGAATAAACTGTGAAGAAGTAGCAATGGATCGCTACGGAGTAATAGTTGTAAGGCGTATCTAACTAAGCCAGTTTGCCCAACTAGGGTGTTTAATAGTAAAATCTAATTGTTTGCGTTTGTTCGCAAGTTCGTAATAGTCAGGACGATAAGGCATAGTGTTTGGCTTTATCAACTTACTACCTTTTCTACTATTACAAGGGTTACACGCACTAACAATATTATCCCAAGATGTTTTACCACCAAGGCTTATTGGTGTTACGTGATCAAGTGTTAATTGTTTTGTGGGGAATTTGGTTAGACAAAATTGACATATAAACATGTCTCTTAGGTGGACGTTGTATTTAGAGAATCTCGGCCTCCGCCGTCGTTTGTACATATCTTTCAACATGATAACCGCAGGCACTCTTGTTTCCCAACTGTTGCTACGCACAATCCAATCGTCATACCATTCAAGCACATGTACCTTGTCTAACCATAGGTATGTGATTGCTTCCTTCCACTGTATAGTAGAAGGAGGTAATAGGCTGATGGGCTGTCCATCTTTGTTTAAAACTAACGTGTCTGCCACAAACGTTATCCTTGTGTGTCTGTTGATTCATTCATGCCAATACAAATGGCTTGCTGTCCTGGTTGAAAGTATCCTGCACCCTTGCCTACATCTTCTGCTAGGGCTTCACGTGCTTGGAAACATCTTATCATATTATCATGTGCCGACACTTGTTCTATGTACGGTACTGCATCGTAAAAATATATAAAAACAAGTACCCACATCAGTGTTCTATTCCTTCTGGTATCGTTGGACCACTATAAGGCACAAAGCCTTTGCCGTTCATTACTAGGCATGCTGTGCCGTCACCATACAACTGTAACATTGACCATGTATTTGTGTCTTGATTAGTAAAGAACATCATGCCGCCCATAAAGCCTTTACCGCTTTGTGCCGCAAATGACATTCCTTCGCCCATGAATAATAATTCTTCTTTGTATCCTTTGATGACTTCTATCATCTTTGGCAATACATCGCATGGTTGTTTTGCAATAAATATTTTTGCTGTGTTATCTTCTTGTTGTGCTAGTGCAGGACTCATGCTTAGAGAACCTACACATAAGGCTAAGGCTAGTCTCTTAAACATTGTTAATGTCCTTTCTGTTATCTATTTACATAATGTAAATAGTTCTGTGCTACAATCTCATCTATTTTTGATTGCAGGTTAATCCACGTTCTTGTACCTTCGGAATATTCTATTTGTTTTTCTTTTAAACTTAAAAGAAGTGATTGATCATTTGATGGCTGCTTAGTTCCATAGCTCGTTCCCATTGTTCTTCTCCATCATAATTAAATATTATACTATCATTACCTTCAGCTGTCAACCAACTATTCTCTTGACGATAAGGCTTCTGTCCTTTTAGTTCTAGTTCTAGCTGTCCGGGTTGCCATCCGCTAATCCCAGCGGCAATCCTCCAGGCGCTTGGTTGTTGTCCCCAGGACATCTTTTGAAACATAAAGTCATCACTACTAAACATTAGGCCTTTGCCAGCGTTGTTTGAACTAGTACTTTCAAAGTCATCTGTGTGTAACATGTATACCGTTTTAACTGACAATGGTCCGCCAAAGCGTAATGTGTCAGACGTTTCCGGAAAGCCAGAAAGCCTTTTTGATAATGCAAATTCATTTAATGGATAGTTAGAAGGCTTGTTAAGTATCATGCCCTGTGTACCATGTTCGTTGTCATTGACAAGATAGATAACTGTTTTATAGAAAGGAGTTGTCTTGGGCAAGTTAGGGTGAGCGATTAAAAGTTTTCCCGTTCTGCTCATTGTTACACCTTAACTATAATTTTTAATTGCTCTAGCGCCTCGAAGTCCTGCATATTGTGCAACGCCAGCAGGTCCTCGCCCAGCCCATGGTTGCCAGCCATTACCGGTCACTGCTTGATCAAGTGCAAACCTAATTTGATTTATAATACCT